AAAAATGAAGTTAATAATAATGAATAGGGAGGAAGCATAATGAAAAAATTTATAATTATATTGTTAGGAATAATCTTATTTCTAGCAATGATAACCATACCCGCCACAATATCCGAGTGGTTCGGTTGGGCGTATGGTTGGAGATAAAGGAGGGTAAAAAATGAAAGGCATTAAAAAAGTTGCAGGTTTAACACAACATTACTGCAAGAAAGACGGATACGGCATAAAAATACAGGGGGGTTTATGACCCTGTGGAAGATACAATTTACGGTTTACCTCAAATAGGTGGAAGTTATCTCGACCCTCCATACGGTCAAATATCCGTGTGGTTCACCACACCTAGCACAATGAAACAGGTTGAGACAGCTGTTTATGATAAAATCTCCGAGATAGAATTGTGTGAAAAATATAGGGCGGAGGTGATTTCAGAATGACCTACTACATGTTTAAGCGGGGTATCGGCGTAATAGCCGACGCCCTCGCTAATAAAATCAACGAATCTGGACTTGAATCCGCAACTGCGTTTAATAGTATATTCCATTCTGTTTTAAGTATGTTCGGTGTAAAATACTGGTCCGCAGTTGTAAAACATAATGAAAAATTTATGCTAGAAGTCCATGCTAATATACATTTATGGCGTGTAAAAGTTAGACGGGAGGTAAAAATATGATAACTTTAAAATCAGCACATTATACAAACGAAGATTATGAATATTTGTTGCGCGTAGCTTCTTGCGCTCATCACTATTGTATAGAAATTTGGGGAGTATCAGAGGAACGCTGTAAAAAATGCAACCATTCTTTGGCTTGCAAGGATTTACAAGATTTATCCGCATATTGTCAAAAAAGTTAATATCCAATATTGACTGATTGTTAATTTTTTAACTTTTTTCCAAACGTATTGACAATTTGTAGCATAAGCGTTATAATTAATCATGTCAATACAAAGTTTCATTTTTAAATGCCTCTTAACTACAGGCGGCTCACGCCGCCGTTATGGGAGCAAAGGAGACAGCGTAGAGGCTGACGGGTTCGATTCCCGTAGCTCCCAAGTAAAAAAAAAAAACAAGGAGGAAAAAATATGCGAAAAAGAATGGTGTCAAGAACAGTCACAACAACAGAAGTAGAGCTGTTATGTTTAAATATCTTAACAGCCGAGCCGTTCAACGAAACGGCTGTAATACCTGGCACTTATACTTCAAATGAAAAGATTTTAAAAGTGCTGAGACCAGTGCTAGACACTAAAGAAACAAAAATTGTTTCAGTGTCACGCGCAGAGATTAAGCACACGCTCTATGGTATGAGTGAGAGCGACTTTATAAAATTAGCGGAAGTGATGCCGCCGAGAAAAAAATCAGACGAGCCGTCAGATTCAATGCCAGACAGCGAATAAGAATAAGAAAAGGAGAAAAGAAAAATGAAAGAAACAAACAGAATTTATAGTGCGAGTGTAAAGGAAGCGAGCAAAGAATTAACAGCTAAAGAAAAAATCATGCTTAAAGATTTAAGCAATGCCGAGTCATTAGATTTGGTGACAACAGAAGCAGAATTTAATAACACAAAAACCACTATAAACGTTGATTTCTATGCAAAGATAGCCATTCATAACGAAAAAGCGGAAGATAAGGACTATGAAACACTGGTTGTCGTTGATAAAAACGGCACAAAGTATTACACTGGTTCGCAGTCATTCGCAACAGCATTTATGGACATTTATGAAGAAATGACAGAAGCAGGCGAAGACGAAATTGTCATTGAAGTATATCGAAAAGAGTCAAAAACATATAAAGGTAAACAGTTTATCACCTGCTCGATAATCTAAAATAAAAAAATTAAGGCGGCAGATGCCGCCTTTTTTATTTAGGAGGTTATAGAAATGAGAAAGAAAAGATTGACACCAAACCAAAAAGCCTTTTATGCTGAAGTTGAACGTATTAAGCGCGCAATGGCGCGTTACAGAAAAAAAGGATACGTTTTTTCCGATGATATTATCCCAGAAAAGCCGCAAAGAGTTACTAAAAAATATCTTGCCGAATTGAAAAAGTTTAGAGGAAAAAAGATTGCGGCAGAGGGTGTATATAAACCGTCCAGAATGGATATTGACTTCCCAGATGAGCCGCCACGTATCGTTGCCGCTATTTTAAACCATGTAAGAGAGTTGATACGAATGTGGCAACCAAAGCTTGAATGGTCGGATAAATTTGCAGAAATTAAAAGACAAGATAAAAATACAATAGAGCGTTTATTAGACGGTACGATAGCTGAAGACGGTGAAGTTAAGGTTGCTATGAATTTAGAGTCAAACGCTGAGGAAGCTATTCGATTAGTAGAATCGATACTATATGGCAATAGTGGCGATGCTCGAGACGGCGGAGACTATGCGCGTGCTTCAATCGTTGCTTTTGGCAGAATAATTAAAGGCAGGTCGCTCACAATGGAAGAATCCGTCGAGTTGACAGAGTTTGCAGATGCTCAAACGGTGTAGTCATGAGCATGCGAAAAGGTAAAATCTTTGTCGCAGATTTTGAAACAACAGTGTATGATGGGCAGACAGCAACGGAAGTATGGGCGGCAGGTTGTGCAGAGCTTTTCTCTGATGATGTACAAATTTTCGGAAGCATTGAAGAACAGTTTGATTATTTCATACAGCAGGATTGCAACATTGTGTGTTATTATCACAATTTAAAATTCGATGGCAGTTTTTGGCTTTATTATTTATTAGTTATAAAAGGTTTCAAACATGCGGCAGATTTTGAAGAAGACAACATAACAGAGACGTTTTCATGGCAAAAGAAAAAAGAAATGCGCAACAATACTTTTTCATACTCTATCTCAGACATGGGGCAGTGGTACAGAATGCTGATAAAAGTTAAAAATCACTATATCGAATTTAGGGACTCTTTAAAATTGTTGCCGTTTTCTGTTAAAGATATCGGCAATAGTTTTGACACGCCTCACAAAAAATTAGAGATGGAATACAAAGGTTTTAGGTATGCAGGATGTGAAATTACAGAAGAAGAACGTGAGTATCTAAAAAACGATGTTCTTGTAATGAAAGAAGCACTTGAAATAATGTACACAGAAGGGCACGTCAAGTTGACAATAGGCAGTTGTTGCTTGTCGGAGTATAAACAAAGTGTTGGCGGCAAGTTGTATAATAAATTATTCCCCAATTTGTATGATATACCGTTAAAGGATGATTACGGCGCTGACTCGGCAGGCGCGTATGTGAGAAAAGCATATCATGGCGGTTGGTGCTATTTAGTAAAGGGGAAAGAAAAAAAGATTTTTACTAACGGCACAACAGCAGATGTCAACTCGCTGTATCCGTCAATGATGAGCTCCGAAAGCGGGAACGAATACCCTACAGGTTTACCTACATTTTGGCGTGGTAATTACATTCCCGAGATAGCCACACAAAATTATTATTTTGTGCGCTTTAAAACGAGATTTTATATTAAAGATGGTAAATTGCCGTTCATACAGATTAAAAATTCGTTTATGTATAAAATGACAGAAATGCTCGAAACATCAGACATACTTAACCGTGCAGATGGTAAATATTATAGCGAATATTATGATGCAAATGGTGAGTTACAAAAAGCAACATTGACATTAACAATGACAATGACAGACTATAAATTGTTTAAAGAACATTACAATGTTAAAGATTTTGAGATATTAGACGGGTGCTACTTTACACCCGTCGTAGGATTATTTGATAAGTACATTGAAAAATATAAAAAACAGAAGCTAGAGAATAAGGGCGCGAAACGCACACTAGCAAAATTATATTTAAACAATTTATATGGCAAGATGGCAAGCAACACTAATTCAAGTTTTAAAGTCGCGTATGTGAAAGAAAATAATACTATAGGTTTTTTCACAGTACCCGCCAACGATAAACAGCCAGGTTATATTGCAGTGGGAGCGGCTATTACAAGTTACGCACGCAATTTTACTATTCGAGCGGCACAAAGGAATTATCATGGTGTCGATGAACCAGGTTTCATTTATGCGGATACCGACAGTATACATTGCGACCTAAAGCCAGAAGAAATTAAAGGCATTAAAGTACACAATAAAAATTTTTGTTGTTGGGATTTAGAAAGCTGTTGGGATATTGGCTATTTTGTGCGTCAAAAAACGTATATTGAACACGTCACACATGAAGAGCTTGAAGAGGTTTCCCCGTTTTTTAGCGTAAAATGCGCAGGGATGCCACAAAAGTGTAAAGATTTATTTATAGAGTCAATGAAAGACAAACCAGACTTAACAGACAGAACTGAAGATGAAAAAGAATTTTTGCAACAGCACAGAACAATAACAGACTTTAATATTGGACTCACAGTACCAGGCAAGATGATACCTAAGCGTGTGCCAGGTGGCACATTATTAGTTGATACAACATACGAAATGAGGTAATAATATGTATGAATTTTCAGATTTTTGTAATAAACTATTAGAAATACTAGACGAGCGCGGCGTAAGTTACGGGACACCAGAAAATAGCTTTGAGCGTATCGCGTTATATTGGAGCATATATCTTGATAAAACCATTACAGAAATGGACGTTGCTTTAATGATGATGATATTAGAAAACGTGCGTAAAACAGAGAAACACAAAGATGTTAATTTTCTGAATCTCGTAGCATACGCCGCATGTGCCGCTCGTTTAAATAAAAAAGAGGATTGAAATAATCCTCTTTTTTCATATCATAATGTTCTTAAATTTTCATCGCGGCAAGCTAACCGACAAGATACAACAGGCGTTATGTTTCAAACGTGCTTTCCTGCTTTCTCGACGAAAAGAATAAAAACATGATATTACATCAATAAGACAAAGCTTTCAATACGGCTTCTTTGCACCGTAAATCTTTAAATCGAAAACAACCCCGTTCAAAATAATAGCGTAAATTAGCAAGAAAAAAGTCGTTTCGTTTAAGCATAACATAATTAATATTATGGTCATCAGTTGTTACCGTGATTTTATTTTTAAAAGTTTTATCTGATTTATCATTACAATATATGATGCCCTCTGTAGCATATTCACGGATACCATAGTCGACACCCTTGTATCGCAAGGTTGCAAGATAGCGTCCCTCCCCGACAGGCTTTTCAATAAATGCTGTATTATCATTTAAATACACACATTCGGCACTGTACGCAACATAGCTGTTGTTAGCAAATGCACGATTGAAGCCGCTTGTCTTTTGTGCCGCGCTTGCTGACTCATTGAATCCCTGTTCTAGTACGTACCCGTCACCACGAAGAAATTTAGTGTTATCTCGCAGTCTTTCAGATATGCCCATTTCAACATAGTATGGGTTTATGATTGATACAGGGTTAGAAAGCATAAATACAGGAACGCGTCTTATCTGTTTTCCGCCGCCGCGGGCAATGCTTGTATGAACAGATAAAAATTTTCTGATTTCGTCGTTGCAATAATGATTGTTTTCGCTCTGGAACTCGTCGAAAAGCATTCTTTCAACATCGCTCAACAGATGCGAATATTTTTTCAATTGGTCGGCACTGTTGAGCGATACAGCATAGCCACAGCTTATATCATTAATGAAAAGCTCGTGGAATATCCCAGACGCGCGGCGCTTTGAGCTCATAACGTCCCCAGGAAAGAATAAAGCGCCTATATCTTTAAAAAATTTTTCCGCGCAGTCGTCGAGCTCATAATTAAAACGGTAAACAAGTGCGAATTTTTCTAAATGTTTCTTATATCTATTGACAAAATAACGCCCAAAATATGTAGTTTTTCCGCCGTTACGGTTTGATGTGCACATATATATCTCAGGCTCGTTTCCGTTTATATCTTTCATAGAAAGTAATTTTGTTCCGTCGTAAAACATAAAATTTTTCCTCCCTCCATATTATAATAAATCTTGACAAACAATGCAAGCGGGTATATGATGTGTACGACAAGGAGGTTGAACGGTGGAAAAAACAGCTTTATTTTCTGCAATATCCGCAGTGTTCGGGATATTCTCAACGATGCTCGGCGGGTGGGATAGCGCGTTATCTACACTTTGCATATTTATGCTACTTGACTATCTAACAGGACTGATTGTTGGCGGTGTGTTTAAAAAATCATCTAAAACAAAATCAGGTGCTCTTGAATCAAGAGCAGGACTTAAAGGGATTTTTCGTAAATGCTCGATGCTGACAGTCGTATTAATTGCGTCACAAGTTGATGTGCTTGTAGGTACATCATTATTGAAAGATTGTACAGTAATAATGTTCATATGCAACGAGTCGTTATCACTTCTTGAAAATATCGGACTTATGGGCGTTCCGATACCACAGAAATTAATTGATGCTATAGACGTATTAACACAAAAGGAGGGTAAATGATGCTCACAGTTAAAGAACGACAGCAGTATATGAACGATATCGGTATCAATATTGGCGCGGTCGACGGTATAGAGGGTGTAAAGACAAGAGCAGGTTATAAAACTTTACAGAACACATACTTTACACGAAAAACCGATATTGACGGGATATACGGCAACAATACGGATATTTTGCTAAAAACCGTACACAATTTTATAGGGATAAAACATTTTAAACCGAGTGAGTTTAAATGTGAATGTGGCGGTATATGTACAGGTTATCCCGCAGTTGTCAATCATCAGCTTTTAAAAAATCTTGACTACTTGCGAGAAGCAACAAATACACCAATTTTAATAACAAGTGGATTGAGGTGTAAACCGTACAATGCTAAAATCGGTGGAATTGCAGGAAGTTTTCATACACAGGGCAGGGCAGCCGATTTTTACAGCAAAGCATTGACTGAGACAGCAGAGAAACGTCGAAACATGGTTTTAAGGTGGAAGTCATTCAAAAAGAACCATTACGCCTACGCGAACACACCGCAAATGGGTAACGCCGTTCATGTTGATGTTTACGAATAATGGCTAAATTTGTACCGAGATACTCGCAGTCCAGTCCTACGAATATACAAGGCAACCCGATGTGGTACTCACAAAACCCGTTTTATCAAGCAGGTTACGGGATGCCAAACTGTACTTGTTATGCTTGGGGGAGGTATTGGGAAGTTACAGGTAAAAAACCGACAAGTTTACCGACAGGTGATGCGGGCACATGGTTTGCATCAGCAAAAGCAAGAGGGTTCAAAACGGGCTCGTCACCTGCGCTAGGCGCTATTCTCTGCATGGGGCGTCGCGGGTATGCGGGACATGTGTGTGTTGTTGAACATATTGACTCAGACGGCACTTTGACGGTGAGCAACTCAGCGTGGAGTGGGTCATATTTTTTCTTAACGAAAAACCCCAAAGCTAACAATTACTTACCTGATTATTGGTCGAGCAGTGGTTATTATTTTCAAGGCTTCATATATGCAGACGAATACGACCCCGACCCTGACCCGCCGCCTGGTCCAGACCCTGACCCAGTGAATCCTGGAAAAAGAAAAAATGGGCAGTTGCCAACATATTATTATTTAAAAAATGCGTATAAACGCGGATTTATAAGGAGGTAACATGATAAAAACAAAAGACGAATTGATTAAGGCGCTTTCAGAATTCATCGGCGAAAATGATGCTGATGAAGCAATTGCAATTTTAGAAGATGTAACAGATACGCTTGAAGATTTTGAAAAACGCGCAGATGGCGACGGCGAAGACTGGAAAAAGAAATATGAAGACAATGACAAGTCATGGCGCGAAAAATACCGCTCAAGGTTTGTTAAGTCTTCAGTGACGGATGAAGACTTCATCGAAGGCGAAGATGTGGACGAAGATGTGGACGAAGACGAGATAAAAACTTATGAAGAATTATTTAAGGAGGTAAAAGAGTAATGGCTCGAAGAATCGCATTAACACAGTTAAACGCTTCAACACTGGATATCTTGAACGTTATCAGACAGAACGCATCTGCGGAGTATCAGCAGTATGTACCAAAGGTTGAAAAAGAATTGGACATACCAAAAGTTGGTGAGGTGCTTTACGGATACCCCGCACTTGCAAACCAGTTTATAAACGCGCTTGTGAACCGAATAGCGCTTGTGCGTGTAAATTCAGCAACGTTCAACAACGCATATGCAGAGCTGAAAAAAGGTTATCTTGAATTCGGCGAGACGGTCGAAGAAGTGTTTGTTGCTATAACAAAGGCGCGCCCATTCTCAGCAGAAAAAGCAGAACAGCGCGAGCTAAAACGCTCACTGCCAGACGTGCGAAGCGCATTTCATATAATGAACTGGCGTGTACAGTATCCAGTTACGATACAGGACGAAGATTTAAGGATGGCGTTCACTTCTGCAAACGGCGTGCAGGATTTAATAGCTAAAATCGTTGATACGGTTTACACGTCAGCTGAATATGACGAGTATTTACTTTTCAAGTATTTGATGATAAAGGCAATTTCACATGGTAAAATGTATCCTGTAAGCGTTGACATTTCAGACATAAAAAATGCCGCTGTAGCTTTCAGAAGATACTCGAACCAGTTAACATTTATGAGCGATAAATACAACGCTTCAGCAGTACCGAACACAACGCCTAAAGCTGACCAGTACATTTTCATGGACTCGAACTTCAATGCCAGTTATGATGTAAATGTTCTTGCCGCCGCTTTCAACATGGACAAGGCAGACTTCACAGGAAAGTTAAAGCTCATTGACGACTGGAGTACTTTTGACAATGACAGATTTTCTGCTATCGTTGCAGAGTCAGACTCAATCGAACCAGTAACAGCGGAAGAACTCGCGTTATGTGCTAATGTAAAGGCGGTTCTTGTTGATGCTGAATGGTTCCAGGTGTACGATAATAACAACAAATTCACAGAAAAGTATGTTGCTTCAGGTATGTACTGGAATTACTTCTACAATGTTTGGAAGACTATAAGCTCATCACCATTCAGTAACGCAATAGTGTTTGTAGATAACACACAGAGTGTAGCATTACCAGCAACTATTAAAGTTACAGTTTCTGATAAATCTGTAGGCGAGACGGGAACGGTATTTACACTTGAATGTAACGCAGTAGACAGCGCAACAGTTGTCGGGGGAGACTTCAATTTTGTGCAGACCGAAGAAGCAACAAAAGCGGGAATTGCAATACAGAAATACGGCGGCGTGATGATACCTGCAAATAACAATACACCGTTGTTCTTGTCGCTTGTTATTGACGGCGTAACCTATACGGCACAGTCGGTAAAGAGCGAGACTACAGAAACAAACGCTATTTCATCAGCAACGGCAGTTGGTGCAGAATTCACTCTTACAAAGCAGTAATAAGGTGGGAAAATGTATATCATACCAGACACGAATATACGAGTTTTGAAAAATTGTCCTCTTGACAAAACATATGACCACACTATATTTTTCACAAGCAGGGCACAACAGACAACATACTTTCAGTCATTAACAAAACATAAATTCGAGAAACAGAGCTATGCCCGCGTTCAACGCGGGATGCTCCGACTCGAACGGAAAGCAGAGGATTTATATGATTGCAATTACCTTATGTTCCAGAATACCAGTTTTGGGGAGAAATGGTTTTATGCTTTTATTACTGGTGTGGAATATGTGAACAATGTAACATCAGAAATTACATTCGAGATTGATGTAATGCAAACATGGTTTTTTGACTATACTCTTGAACAGTGTTATGTTGAACGTGAGCATGTTTTAAACGACGCGATAGGTGCAAATTTGTTGAGTGAGCCTGTAGAACTTGGCGAATACACTTTTGATGATTTTACAACATCGGGGAAAATGGATACCCCAGTTATTGTGCTTGCGTCAAATGTTACCAACGGCGGCGGCGTTGAGGGTGGCTTGCTTGGTGGTATTTATACAGGGGTGGGTTATAAGTACGCCGAAGCATCTAAAGCAGGTGCCGCAAAAATAAATGAATATTTAAGCGGTTTTAAGACATGGGATGAACTTGTAGAAAATGTCGTTTCCTGCTTTATGTATTACAAAGATTTCATAAGCACAGGCGATGACGGAAATATTACAAACGAGCGACCCGCGACATATCAAATTTCAAAAAATAAACACTACACAGATATTGATGGTTACGTACCAAGAAACAATAAATTGTTTACCTATCCGTACAATTATCTATTAGTGACAACAGACACAGGCGAATCACTTGAAGCTAAATACGAATTTTTTTCAACGGATGATTGTACTTTCAATGTGATAGGTGACGTAAGTCCTGACCCACAAGTGTTGTGTGAGCCACGTTTTTATAAAGGTTGCGGATTTCTTAGAAATGAACGCTTGACGCTTGCAGGCTTTCCACAATGCACATTTAACATTGATGCGTTTAAGGCTTGGCTTGCTCAGACAGCAAGCAACCCCGCGACAATAACAAATACAGCTAACGCGGCAATATCTGGTGCAGAAGCGGGAGGTGCGCAAGGTGCGGCTATAAGTGCCGCTATATCCATGATTGGAACACTTGTTGGTGGTGGGTTATCATTAATAAACCCGCCAGAGATTAAAGGGACAACAAAGACAAGTGTTTCATACGCGAGCGGTTCAAAAGATTTTTATTTTTTTCCTTGCACAATACGCGCAGATTTTGCAAAGCGTATCGACGATTTTTTTGATGTGTACGGTTATAAGGTGAATCAGCATAAAATCCCAAACCGCAACGGGAGGGCACATTGGAACTATGTGAAGAACGGATACACTAATATCAAGGGTTCACTTCCTGCTGATGATATGGCGAAAATTATTTCAATATACAACCGTGGTATCACATTTTGGAATGACGGGAATGAAATTGGTAACTACAGTTTGAATAACTACATAAGGTGAAGACATGGGAAGAAAAAGAAAAAGTTTTACTGAAAGTTTAGGGTTGAATAATGCAACATGGGCGCAGTATTATAACAGGCTTATAGAATTGTCAATATCCATGTTTGAATGGAAGAACGTTCCTAAAAGTATTGACCCGCGTTTTTTGGAGCTCACACTGTTTTGTGACGGATACGCAGTGTTTTTTGAAGATGAGGTAATGGGTTTTCTTGCATTACAGTGCGCTAATAATGGTCCCTTTGATGTGTACAGAGTGCCTATAAACAGGCGCGCATACGCTGTAAACGGTTACCAAAAACAATTATCGCAGGAAGATAGCGTTATTATTTATAATAACATGCTCAGAACCCCGTCGAGACTCGATGCAGTAATGTTCGCTAAAAGGTTGTACAACATTGATAGAACGATTGATGTTAATGTAAATGCGCAGAAAACGCCAATATTGATTACATGCGAAGAAACACAGCGTTTAACAATGCTTAATGCTTATAAAGAATATGAGGGAAATGAACCAATTATCTTTGGTGATAAGGCGTTAAATGTAAACGGGTTTCAAGTGTTGAAAACTGACGCACCGTACGTTTCGGACAATCTTTATCAGCTAAAAACGCAAATATGGAATGAAGCCCTCACATACCTTGGTATATCAAATGTGAATATCACGAAAAAAGAACGATTAATTACTGATGAAGTGGCACGTAACCAAGGCGGTACTATTGCAAGCAGATACTCGCGGCTTGAATCTAGGAAAAAGGCTTGTAAAGAAATCAACAATATGTTCGGTCTTAATCTAGATTGCGATTATCGCGAAGATTTTCAGGTTATTCTTGACGATGAGGAAGTAAAAGGAGGGACAAAAGATGAGTGATGTTTATAACATTGTTGCAGGTTTAAGCGCATTATATGCTTTTCAAGCTATTTCAACAGCTATGTTATGCTTAATTTACTTACACCTTAAAAATGGGGGCAAATAATGAGCAAATATACAACAGAATTGCGGTTTATATGTGAGACAAAAGCAGGTCTCACTGAATCAGCGGGGTATAACGATGTGGATATCATTGTGCTTAAAGCGTATCCGAAAATTTTCAATAAATTTGATTTATTTGATGAAAATTACAGGAGCATATTGTGCACAAAAATATTGAAACATTATTATACACGTGAAATCAGCGAAGAAACAATTGGGTTATGGCTTTTGCGATTGAACCAGAAAATGAGCGAAATTATGCCTTATTACAACGCATTGTACAAAGCGTGGGCGATTGATTTTAACCCGCTTCACAATGTTGACATGCGCAGAGTGCACAATCTGGAGAAAGAGCAGGCAACAACTAACGAACAGACAGCAGATACAAAAACAAATGGTGTGGAGCGCATTTTATATTCAGACACACCGCAGGGAAGTTTGCAAAACATCGAGAATGAAACGTACTTAACCAATGCTACAAAAGATATGAACGCAGGCGAAAGTGAAACAGACTTAAAATCAAACCAGTTGCTCACTTCCACAGATGACTACATTGAACACATAACGGGTAAAGGTGAGGGCGCTTCATTTAGTAAAATGCTAAGTGAATATAAAGAATCATTGATTAACATTGATTTATTGATAATCAACGAGTTGCAAACATTATTCTTTAATCTATGGTAGGAGGTGAAAAAAAATGATTAAGCCATTCAAATACTGGTGCAACCCCATTTTGCCGCTTGTGTATGATGACTCATTAAGCTATTATGAAACGCTTTGCAAGGTATCACAGAAATTAAATGAGGTTATTGATACAGTCAATAATTTTTATAGCGATTTAGACGCTATTGTTGATAATAAAATCGCTGAATTTAAAAAATATGTTGATGTTGAAAATGCAAAGCAGGATAAAGCTGTAGAAGAGAAAATTGCAAATGTAATTGAGCTGATTGACAAACAGGTAACAGCGTTATATAATTACATAGACAACATTGATACAGCTTTGAGGCATTATGTAACAGTTGAAATAAAAAACATGCAAAATTATGTTGATAAGGCTGTTCTTGGAAAAATAATTATTTATGACCCGACAACGGGATATAAAAATAACTTAAGTGAAGTTATTGAACACATATATGACGCGTTGCGCTATTGGGGAATAACTGCTTATGAGTTTGACTCAGCAAAGCTTACATGCGTTGAGGTTGATAGCAAATATTTAACAGCTTTGGAGTTTGACACGCAGGCAAAAGAGCTTTTAGCTAAATATTATAGGCATTATTTGTATGACCCTATTTCGGGTGTGTTTGACTCAATACAGCGGGTAATGTATAGGTGGTTTCAAGTGTATAGAAACCAGGCTATTACATGTAACACATTTGATGAAAAGGAAGACACTGCAACAGCGCTTGACGCGATTGAATATAGCGCATACGAATTTGATGATATTGGCAAAAATTTGATATTGCCCTGATATGCCGCTGATATTATTTAAGAATGTTTTCGGTTTTGACGAAAATTTAAATATTCGGGTTGATAAAGCCGACAGCGGCAAATACAAATGTGCTAACTTTGACGGAGGTTATATATCATGACAGCTACGAACAAAACAGAAAATTTCCAGTTGCCTCAATGGGTAGGTGAAGACCACCCGACATTTTCAGAAGACTTCAACGGCGCATTCGCTAAAATTGATGCAACTATGTTTCAAAATTTAAATACGGCAACTGCGGCAAATACGAAAGCTGATGCCGTAGAAGCACAAATAGGAACAAAAACACGCATGACTTGCGATGATTTTGATAATATGTATATTACAAAGTTAAATAAGGAGGGTTAAACATGGGTTCAACTAACAAAACAACGGGTTATGAGTTACCACAGTGGATAGGTACAGACAAGCCAACTTTCTTGGGAGATTTAAATGATGCTTTTCTTAAAATCGACAACGGAATGACAGCAAATAAAGGTGACGCAACAAGTGCAGTTGCCACAGCAGGTGCGGCAAAACAGACCGCCGACAATGCTACTACAAAGGTAACGGAACTTACACAGACAGTTGCAGGTCTTACTGAAAGTGTAGAAACTAGTGACGCTAAGGCTGACTCTGCTATAGCAACGGCAGGACAGGCGTTACAGGTAGCAAACGGACAGGCAAACGTTATAACCGCGCACACAAATTCAATTAATAGTCTTAATGTTAGTGTTAGCAGTATTGAGCAGACCATAGGCGGCAACGTGTGGACGAATGGAGCATTATCTTCAATAAATAGCGGAGCAACTTTGCAGGGTGGTTTTGTATCATACAATCCATATCTTAAATTACTAAACATATCGGCTAATGTGTCAGGAAATAATTTAGTTAACCCGACAGCGGGAACGAGCTTGTTAAAAATAACAAATCTTTCGCTTCCGAATAGCACGTCACGAACTATAAATGCTATGTTCGATATAAGAAAAGCTGATGCGTCATTCGTTTCAGTTGTAGGGACGATATCACCTGATGGTACTATAGCGTTCGGTGAAAATGTGACAGGTACAATCTCACTGCTTGGTATACAGTGTATGCTAACCACAAATAACTGGAGCTAAATTATACAACAAAACTGGACCCTCGAAAGGGTGCCCTTTTTTGTTGCGAAATTTTGCAAACTGGTGTACCGCATTTTTCCCTT